CATCACCAGAACCAGTAATCGCAGACGCTTCACGCAAATCAACTTTTACTTGTGCGCCAGTTTGAATGGTTTCTTGGATTGCTAGTAATATTTTCTGTGTAATGGACATGGTGATTTCCTAAAATAATTTTACAAAAAAGGGGGGTGATTAACCCCCCTGTTTTATCAGGTAGCTGTACCTGTAGAACGATAGCGAACACCAGCGTTAGGATCACGCACAGATGTTGCCAAACGCTTCTCACCGAAGAAGGTGATGTAACCTGGCAATGTCTGGTCATAGCGGCGCATAACCATGTTCAAGCGGTCAATGATTGTATGGAAGCGGCTCCAGTCAGCAAAATACATTGGGTACAGGCTGTTAGTGCCAGCAGTACCAGCCGTAGCTTGTGATGGGTTATCCAAGTACTTGTTCATCACCACATCGAAGCCCAACAATTGACCAATGATGCCATCGGGGTTCAACGATTCAGTTGAATTGAAGATTGGGCGACCGTTGGTGTCTTGCAGACCACGGATTGCTTGAGCCAAAACTGGGTTAATCATGAACTTAGCGTTCGTGGTCCAGTATTGTTGTGGCAATGCATAGATGAGGTTAATCACATCTTTGTACTGAATAGCATTAGCGCCAACAGTGTTTGCATTAGATGTCAATTGGTCATAAGTTGCCAAGCTGTGCAAACCGCTTGTAGAACCAGTACCAGAAGAACCAAATGCAGGAGTAGAAGTCACACCACCAGTGTATGAGCTGTTATTGCCAGCATACTGGTCCAAACCGCGCAAACCGTTGCTTCCACCGTATGGTAATGATGTAGCGCCTTGGTCATTATTTTGAATCATTGACAAAGCTTCTTGCTGTGCAAATTCAGCCAGCATGTCATCAACCACATTGGCTTCCAAACCATCGATGTCATCGAGGGCAGCAGTACGAATTGGGAACTGGACATTCAAGTCTTGCAAAACGAGTTGCCAGATAGATGTGTCTTCAGTTGTAGGATTCGCACCAGAAGATGTGTTGTTGTTAATGCCATATCCCCACATCGCACCAGCGTTGCCTGTCTTCACCCTAAATTGGTAGCTTGAGCCATCAGTAGCAACAGTGCGAGAGATGCCGCGCATTGGGTTAGCCAAACGCAAAGCAACAAATGTTGGGTCATACGCTGTACGACCACCCTTACCATCACCACCGGCTGTCAGTTGTGAAGATTCAGTCAGGTATGCAGAGTATTGGCTTTCGTCTTCGAACATCTTCAATTCTTTTTCTACGCGACCATTGCCTTTGTAGAAAGAAGAGAGTTGTTCTTTAACAGAACGGTTTACATCACCGCGAATTGTCTTAGCAGGAGCTTTGATAATTGCAGGAGCTTGAATAGAAGATACTTTGGCTTCCAAAGCAGCAACCATTTCGCTGAATTCAGCTTTAACAGCTTCAACAGCAGCAGGGATTTTGGCTTCAACAGCCGCAACGCTCTCAGCTTGTTTAGCTTCGATAGCGTCTAGTTTTTCAATAATAACTTGTGACATGATTAACCTTTCAGGCGTGTGTCAAGGAGTTTAAGAAGTTCGCGTTGCTCAAGAGCAGCAAGAATTTCTGCTTCGGTCGCTTCCGCACCAGAGTCACTCTGTTGTGGCGCAATTTCAAGAGTCTCTGTTGCAGCATCACGCTGTTCCAGCACTTTCTTGAAGGTTGATGCGGCAGCGACCGCATCGCTCTTGGACAACCCAGCATCCCGCAAGGCTTCTTCCAAAACTTTTAGATCAGCAGAGCCATCAGCGCGGAAATATTCCAGCTTCTTAACTTCTGCTTTAGGATTATTTGGATACATAACTACGCTAGTCTCGCGCAAACCACCTTTAGTGATTTGGAAGTAAGCTTCTTCCGATTGATCGGGTTCGCCATCAGCATTGACCATCTGATATTCATCAGCATAAGCGCCAACAGACACACCGCCAAACATGTTGGGTGATTCGCTCATAACTTGATACAGGTCTGAGCCGGAAGTTGTGTTTAAGAACAAACGACCACTGGCACTCATGCCACTATCGTCCATCTCAATGCTTGTCCATTCGCCAACAGGCATAGATTCGGCATTGTGGTTCAAGAACATTGGAAGCGGTCGGCCTGAAGAGGCAAACTCTTTAGCCCATTCCATAAAGCCTTCAGGCTGGTAGTTAAAACGCCTACCATCCGCGCCTTCGCGTGGACCCCAAGTTGTAATACGAGCTTCAATCTTCCCTGTGGGTTCTCCGTTTGAGGATTTTTCCAACAGGTTTAATTTTGCTTCGCAGATGAGATTCATTTGCTTCATTAATAGCCCCTAAAGCCATAGATTGGTTGTTATCTTGTATTTTAGGGGGTCGCCCTAAAAGAACAGGCAACTGTATTACAGGTTGACGAACCTGTTTTGCTAATGCTACCAGATATTTTGTATCAGTTTGCATTATTTATCAAGTCTTTCCTATATTCATTTTCTTAGTTTGATTTCCACCACCGCCACCAGTATCTTGAGGACTTGAACCGGCAATCTGGTCAGCGGGTTTATTAGGACTTACCAATTCATCCCCACCTTCCATATGGCACATGCCCATATATTCACGGGCTTCGTTAGGAGTCATTATTCCATTAGTTACACCGGCTGTTGCAAAGTTCATTTGGTCAAGTGGTGCACCCTTTAAGAAGTCACTGGTGTCAAACTCAATGCAAAGTGATGGATAACCTGTAAACAAATGCTGTTTGAGCTTTTCTTGGATGTTGACCAGCATTGGATACATGGTCCCTTTATAGAACTCATCCATTTGGGTCTGGCTGTTGTTGTATTTGCCATCAATGATGCCAATCATTTGTGGGGGTACACCAAATAGACCGCAAATCCTGCGCATGGTCTGCATCTTCAGGTTATGAGCATCAGCATCTTGCAAACTGAGCATAGACAAAGGTGTGTACTTCATGCCTTGGTCTAGCAACATGCCTTGACCGGGCTTGGATGGGTCAGACTGGCGTGAGCCAACCATATTGCTCCAAGCTTCCTTCAGACGGGCTGCAATTTCTTTGTATTTGGCATCAGGCACAACAGCATCAGTTGTAAACATGCCAGATGGCTTCGCACCGTTCTGCATTACATAGTTTGCGTACAGGTCAATGTCTTGGTCCAAGGCCACCAGTTCGGCAGCCAAGATACCTTTGTTAAAACCAGCAGAACCTTGCCATGCCATCTCTTTGCAGTGCATGATTTGATGCGCTTTAAGTGGCTGGTCACGGCTAAAACCGTATGCCGGTGTAGACAGACGGTAGGATGGGTAACGAGCAGGATTGATTGTCACGGCAATCAATGTACTGTCCATAATATACATTTCCAGAGGAGTCTCTGTTGCAGACTCTTGGTCTTTACGCCACCACAGGGTAAACGATTCACCAGCAAGCTCATACCACATGAGCCACTGATACCAGAACTCATATTTGCTCTGGAAGTTGTTAGGATTGTTTAAAAGCTTGGCAACTTGTTTGGCTTTTGTCTTATCGCGTGTACCAACTGACTTATCTTTGATGGCATCAACATATTCGCCATCTTCAGTTTCAGAGTTAATACAGATAGGTAATTGTGCAAGCGCCCTAGCCTTAATCGCAATACAGGACATCACTGTACTGTTGCGTGTAAGCATGGACATGTCAACAGGCCGTCCAGCATTGGTAGTGCTGGCTGTCGTGACATAGAGTATCTGGGTATTTACATTTGGCTGCTGTTTGTTACTTTGGTAAACAATATTGTTACCTAATGCAGTCTGTCCAAACAACGAGTTAGACTCATTATTTGTTACTTTTTTACTGCTAAAAACATCCAAAAGTCCCATGATTTTCTCCTAATTCATTACATTCTACCAATCTAAAGACCTAAAGCCAAATGATTCCGTAACGAAAACATTATCTAGATGGCAGTGTAACGCCATAATCATGGAAATGATACCGTCAACTTTGGCAGATGGGTCAGCTTCATTCTTGCGTACTTTAACATTACCATTGACATCGGTATAAACCTCGCAGTTTCCAAGCTGCCAACCAACAAATGGGTTGCCATCATGCTTTACTGCTTTTTTGAGAATAAGCTGTTCAGTGGTTTTAGAAGGGTTAGAAAGTACAGCCATGCCTTGGCCCACTTTTTTGACAGGTAAGCCGTGGCTGTATAGGTTTGCAACCAAAGCAGCAGCGTTGTAAGGGTCGAACGCAATTTCTTTAACATCATGGTTTAGGCACTCCTGTTTGATGTAGGTTTCTATCTCATTCAGGTCGGTAACATTGCCCTGAGTGAGCTTCAGGATACCACTTGCTTGAGCCTGTAAATAAATTGGCATGTAATGGTTAGGCACAAAGTCCATTGACTCTTCTGGCAGGAAAAACTGGAATTTGGCATAGAAGTCTTCTTCACCATAGCGGTGCAAAGTACATACAGCATTCAAGTCACGGCTATGCGCCAAGTCAAATGCAATAAATGTTGACTCAGGTTTGTCCTGTGGTAATTTAGCAACAGACTCATCCCAGAAACGCCTATCCACCCAAGCTGCATTGGCAGACACATAGATGTTCAATTGCTTGCACAGGAACTCATTTAAGCTGGCTGGCTTGGCAGATGCCTCTTCAGCCATGTGCCGAATATGCTCTGTAGTGACAGAAATGCCCAGCATCGGATTGGCTTTGCCCCAGACATCAGGATTGCTCCATTCGTCACCCGGGTCGATGCTATACAGCAATCCAAACCATCTAAAGTTGTCAGCAGCCGCACCGCGAAGCACAGATCGGAAATGGTTTAGGTCTTCGTAGAACTTGGTTTCTTTGGTAAAGCTGGCAGTGGTCAGATACATCCGAAGTGGGTTTTTACGGGCGCCCATACCAGAATGCAATACCTCAATGCTGGACCTTTCTACAATCTGGGCAGCCTCATCCACCATCGCAACAGACGGATTTTTACCGTCACCAGTTTTCCTGTTTTCGCGAGACAAAGCGCGGTAGGTAGAAGTCGAGTCGCCAACCTTCTTTAGTTCACTGCGGTAAACAATAAACTTGGCAGCAAGTTCTGCTTTCATGCCTTCGACAATAGCTTTAGAAGAATCAAAGCAAATAGACGCTTGGTCGCGGTTAGTCGCTAAGGTAAACACCTCTGCGCCAGCATCGCCAAACTGCAATTCGTACAGGGCAATGATGGAGGCCAAAGTAGTCTTGCCTGACTTGCGTGGCACAAACAAAATGACATCTGTCACCCAGCGAGTGTTAATGTCATTCTTAGCCCGGAAGCCATAAATGCCAGCTAAGAACAAAAGCTGGAATGGCGCAAGCTCAATAGGTTTGCCAGCTTCTGGGCCTTTTACATGCTTACAGAATTTGACGAACTTCAGGATGTGTTCAGCTTTTTCAGGGATAAATTCATAGGGCGCATCTTTGCGCTCTGCCATGTCAAGGAATCGCTGGCAAGCCAGTTTGACATCCTCACATGCTGCTATATCCCCACGAACTACGCTGATTGCGTATTGAAACGCTGGCTCAAGCAGTGGCGAATAACTCATCTACATCAGACACTTTGTTAGCAATCTTTGGTCTGCCACGGGCAACCAAACCCAATTCAGCCAGCATCTTGATGGCCTTGTCTGCCATCTCAGTACGAATCTTGTACCAAGGGCTGGCAGCTTCGCCTGAGTTGTATGAGTACAAATGACCGCCAGCACGAATATTAATCTCGGCAGTAAGCAAGCTGTCAACAGTAAGAACCAAAGAGCCAATCAGAAACTCATCGCTTGCAGTAAGCGCACCTGTGCTGCTCTCTACCTCTGCGCGAATGGCAGTTTCAAAAGCTGATTTGTCCCAAGTGTTTGGGTCTTCAAGATACTTCAAAATGTGTCTGGGTCTTTTTGCCATAAGTTTTCCTGTCTTGTAAAAGTTGTTGGTACTCGCTGCGTCCACAGATACTACGCTACTTGTCCGCAATTCAACATTTCGGGCGGAATCCGCTTTCCCAACACGGCTGGGGACTAATCCGTCAGGTTGTGGCTCATCGGTACGACTGACGGCTCGCCCGAAACTTTGCCCTAATCCCCATGCGTGTTGGTTTGGCAAGCGTAACACAACCGAACCGGTTCGTACACCCCCCTCTGACTATTCCCCCCTCTGTAATTGAC